CTACTACAACATTTACTGCCTCTGGAATGTGCTTGTTAAACAGCTTATCTTGTGTTTTAAATCTATTGGTGCTGCCAAACAATAAAAAATGCAACAAATCTATGGCAAAAGTAGTTTTACCACTCTGATTTGCTGGTTCGCCACTCAACAAAACAAGGCGCTTAATATTTGTGAAATCGAAATAGTTGCTGGCTCCATAACTGAGAAAATTATCCCATCGTATCCATTTGATAGAATATCTCCTATACTTATCGTAAACTTGGTAGTCAATGTTTGCATTTATTTCAGAATCTATTTTTTTTATTAGTTCAAAATCATAATCAGTGATTTTGTTTAAGTTAAGATAATCTTGAAACAATTTCAACTGAAATTGTGGGTCTTGTATATTCTGGATAATATCCGTTGCTAATGAAATCTCTCCATCACCGCCATCGTTCATAATGAATTCTGGTATAACCTTTATCCTATCTTTTGTCAACCCATATTTTTTACTTGCTTTGGCAATCAACGAATTAAGTTTCTCCTTAGAATAGTCATAAGGAGAAACCTTCCAGTGTATATTGATTTTTGATTTACTTTTTACGTCAATCATATTATTGTTTTTTAATAATTCGTATTTTTCTTACTGTGACATTTTCTTTTCTTTCCTCAGTTGGTTTGACTTCTTTTTCGTTTGTTTGCCTTCTAGTTTGTTTTTGTTCTGTTTGTTCTCCAACATCTTGTCTAGGAGCGTCTTCTTTTTCCTTTCTTGCTGCATTTTTCTTAATATCCTTTATTCCGTTATTTTCTCTTTCTATATTGTCTTTTGGTGACATACCAAACTTAATTATACTGAATCCTTGCGTTGCGCAACGATTTGCAAATGCGTTAATGTCTTCTATTCCATTTAAGTCACAGTAAGACCTTATAGATTTCTCTAATGTGGTGTTAATATATAATCTACCCATTTAACATCTTTTTGCAAAGATATAAAAAAAATGTTATAAAACCAAATAAATTATTAAAATTATTTAAATTTATAATAATATCATATATTATTTATAATAATAATTAATATTATTTAATATACTATGGATAAGAATGGAAACAAAATAGCACTAGGGCTTGATGTCAGCACCGCATGTATTGGTATATGCATATTAATTGATGATGGCTCAAATTATGGCAAAATAGCAGAATTAACGCACATAAACCCTAAAGTCTCTTCTAAGATTAAAGGAATTGAGCAATTATTCTTGAAGAAAAAAATCTTTGAAGAGTTTTTAATAAAATATAAAGATTTTGGGATAGATGAAGTCATAATTGAAGAGCCACTTTTAAGGTCAAATAATGTAAATACCGTATCTACTTTATTAAGATTTAATGGAATGGTTTCCGATTGCGTGTATAATATACTTGGCATTGTTCCACAGTATATTTCTTCATATGATGCTAGGGAATATAGTTTTCCAGAACTAATGTCTATAAGAAAATATGGAAAAGACGAAAAACAATATGAATTTTCTAAAATCCATAAAGAAATTAAAGACTGTAAATTAGTGCTATTTGGAGGATACCCTTGGACAATTGACAAAAAAACAGTAATTCAAGGTAAAGTATCAGAATTGTTCCCAAACATAGACTGGTTATATAATAAAAAGGGGGAACTAAAAAAAGAGAACTTTGATGCTTGCGATGCATATGTTGCAGTATTAGGTTATCTAAACAAACAAAGATTCGGAGAACTTAATTTTTCGAGCGAAATCATTGGAGAATCCAATGATGGAAAAGGAACTAGGGAAATCTTATATGATATAAAATATTGGAATAAAACTGAAAGAAGAAAAACTTATATTAACTATTAAACATAAAAAAGCGAGACTCTTGGTTGAATCTCGCTTTTATTGATGGGGCAGATGTAAGACCATTTCAATGGTAATCAATGATGAAGATAAAAAACCTCAAATATTTAGTTTGTGGCAGTTCATCAATTATTCAAAACTCTTTTAACCAAATGGCTTTCTGTAGTTTCTCATCAAGTTCATCGTTATTTGTCCTATATAATTCTGCCGCTGTAGTTCCGCTAGCATCATCAATATTGCTTTGGCTATTATAATCCTTATCCCCAAATACACTGCTTACTTTGGTAATATCATAGTAAGCACCAATACCGTAATGGCCATTAGCACCAAACACAACTGAATCTTCGTCCAATTGAACTGTCATTGCCTTTAATATGTCACTATCTTTATAAATTTTCTTTGCCATAATAATATATTAATTTAAAATAAATATCTCCAAAACTTTGTTTTTCTCGTTTTTTTAACATATATTTGCAAACAAAACATATCAATAATGCACGAATTAGAAAAACTATACAACATATTAACGGTATTTCTAGGCGAATCAAAGAGTGGATATAGCGATGGACAGATGCAATATCAGTTTCCTTGCCCACACTGCATTGAGAAATACGGTTATCAAGAGGCTCGAAAATACAATCTAGAGGTCTCCTTTACGAAAGGAGGTGTATACCAATGTTGGAAATGCAGTTCTGAGGGCGATGACCTTATGCATGGTTCGATAAAAAAACTTATAAGGTTATTCGGTAATGAGAAACTTTTGGATGAATATGTAAACGTCATTCACTCAATAAGGAATAGTGAACTTTATAAACTACATTTCTCGGATTTCGATAGAACAATCATTGAAAAGGAAGAGTTAAAATTCCCTTCTACATTTAAGCTGTTTAAGAAAGATGAGAAAAATCATTATGGTGCTCTGAAATACTTACAAGACAGAGGGCTTGGATGGGATATTATAGAGAGATTCAAGATTGGCTATACGCTTCGTGAGAAAGATGATAAGATGAAAAAATACTCTTATAGGGTTATTATACCTTCATATAACTCTATAGGAGAACTTAACTATTGGGTTGGAAGAGACTATCTGCCTAAAAATCCTAAGTTTGAAAGAACAAAATACTCAAATCCAAAAGCAGAGAAAAAAGAGATTATATTTAATGAGGATAAAATACAGTGGGATGCTGATATAACGCTCGTAGAGGGTGCGTTTGACCACATTGTAGTACCTAACTCCATACCACTGCTAGGAAAGGCTCTAGACAAGGATTACAAGCTTTATTGGGAAATAGTTAGTCGTTGCAACGGTAATGTCAACATTATGCTTGATGCTGATGCTTATCAATCTGTGAAGGAAATATATAAATTACTTAATCATGGAAGATTGTATAATAAGATAAGATACATACCAATTGAAGAAGGGGAAGACCCATCATCATTATATGAGAAAGGTGGGTATAAAAAAATTGCTGAACATCTTGCGAATGCCCAGCAAATAAAAGAAATTTTCCTATATTAAAGGTGTTTTGCGTTTCTTTCTACGATTTTTTCAACTAGTTTTTTCGAAGATTTGGTAAGATATTTAAAATCATATCGTTTATCATCTTTGGTATAAACGGCATATGGCTTTCCACTTCTCAACACTCTTATTTCAGATATGTAAATGGTAATATCATATATTTTACCTACAACACTAAGTGCTATTGGTTTTTTAAATGTTATTTTGTTCATATTGCTTTTTTTTTTTCTTGATGCAAATATACGAAAAAAAATTGGAGTGACCAAAAAATCACTCCAAATTTAACATTATTTAACCGTTGTCTATATAGTCACTTATATTTATCTTTTCATTGTTTTTATCAAAAAAATTATATACTGGTATACCATTTTTTCTAGCATACCACCTCACTTTATCATACGGTACATACTTCTCAATAGAAGACCACGTAATATCTTCTTCGCTATATATTCTAGGCATATGATTCAAAATTTAAAAAATTATTAATCAATCCACTTAAAATCATTCAATCGATTCAGCCAACCATTTAAGAATTTTTTCTTATTACCAGTTGCAATAGACTCAAAATACTTTTTTCTCCTATTCCATAGTTTCTGGAACAATTCCTTCTGATTAGGATAATTATTAATTGCAGCAATCGTTTTAGGCCCAACAATACCATCAGCAGTTACGCCTAATACTTTTTGTGGATATTTAATGCCATAGACACCACTAGCCCAAACCCAGTCAACTAATAGGTTAGCAATTGATTGGCATTTAATAGCATCAGCACTCCAACGATTCCAAAAACCTTGAATGAATATTGAATCCCATTGCGAATCTGAAATATTGCGCAAATCTTTACAATTCTTTGTCTTGCCGAAATACTTTCTGAACGTTGCTAAAGTAACACCTCTCATAGTACAAGTCATACCGTCAATATTTCCAGCATATCCACCTTCCCATTTTAGGATTATTGGTTTTAATTTCTTATAACTTGCCATATTTTATGTTTTATTAATAAATATTTGCATTTAAAAAATATTTTTTATATATTTGCCAAAAACCTAAAATGTTATTAAATAATGAAAAGTAAAAATGATTACCAAGATGGCATAAAAATGCTTAAAAAGTATTTATATGAAAACCATTTGTATGCAACATATTATGATATATCAAACAAATATAAATGGATTTTTAATTTGTCAGAAATATTGTCTGATTTTGGACTTTGCAAAATATTTTGGGAACGTACCATAGAGCAAAATGGTATAAATCAAATATATACTTGCAAAACCATTGATGATGTGTTTTATGATACATATTTTTTTCTTTGGGAAAAAACTAAAGAAGGAGATAAATTTTGGTGCAAACATAGTGATAAAATCATAAATGAATTTTATACATTATATGGAACATGTTATTTAAATAAAGAATACGAAAATAATGATTTAGACGAAGAAGAATATTTTTGATGATTAAATGTATTATCCATTGTTCAGACATACATATAAGAAATTTTCAGAGGTTAAATGAGTATGCCGAACAATTAACAAATTTTGTAGAAAAATGTAAAGAAATTGCAAAAGATTATGAACGAGACGAAATTAGAATTGTAATATGCGGAGACCTCGTTCACCAGAAGAATAATATTTCAAACGAATTGATGACGTTTAGTAGTTTTTTTCTAAGACAATTGGAAGAAATTGCTAAAGTTATTGTTGTTGCTGGTAATCATGACCTACTAGTAAATAACATGTCTAGAACGGATACGCTTACAGCATTGTTTGATACTGCTAATTTTAATGATTGTATGTTTATTGATTCTGTATTAGGTTTTGAAAGCGGCTTTGTTGAAGATGATAATGTCATATGGGCATTGTATTCAATCTATAATGGCTATGCACCGCCAAGTTTTGCCGACTTGGATGCAGATGGAAAGCAAATTATCGGTTTATATCACGGTATGGTTGTGGGTGCAAAACTTAACAATGGAACTATTGTTGACGGTGGGGCAGAAGGAAGCCTATTTGATGGATGCACTTGCGTCATGGCTGGGGATATTCATAAACGTCAAGTGATTAAACATAATGATATTGAAATTGTATATCCAGGGTCATTGATACAGCAAACATTTGGAGAGACGGTATCTCAGCACGGATTTGTTGTATGGGATGCTGAAAATATGTCTCATAAATTCGTTGACCTTGAGAGTGAATATGGCTTATACGATATTGAAATTGAGTCTCTTGAGGATTTGGATGAGGATAAAGAAAGGTTGATTAACTTCTAACGTTAATCAACCTTTTCCAATTGTACAGAGTTATTATTTTTATGTTTTAACTTTATGTTAATAACTTTACCACTGTTGTCTTGCTTCAATTGTATGTTACTAGTAAACTCAGTAGCGAGAATCGTTGACAAAGTAAATGTAATCTTGGTCTTTGTTTGACGTATAACATAAGATATTGGCTTACCATCATACGAAACGTGCCAAGGTTCTGTTTTCCCATTTTCCTTGGATATTACATTAAATGTTATTGATTTCTCGTTTATGGTATGTTTACCTAATTTAAACACATAAATCCTTTCTCTAGATTCTTTAATATTAGGCTTAATTATTATTCTAATTTTTTCTTTTCTTAAATTTCGAACAACTACAACGCCATCTTTCTTCAACTCTTGAGTATCAACTGACAACTTAAGTGTTTTTGATGCTATTAAACTCGTGTTAATTAGAGTTTTATCAGAAACAAAAGATACATTACAAGGTAAACTAGAGTTTACTGGTAGAGTTATTTCTCCATTGGCGTATTTGTTTAAATCTAAAACATATTCATCACTAATTTCATTAATATTAATCATAGTTAAGACAAATTTTTATACACATATTCAATATCAACAATAGACGTTGATGGAATCATCTGTGTTAAATAGTTCATAACAATATCATCAAGAAACTTCAATTCACATTGTCCTTGATTGCTATTCCACATATTGCGAAGGTAGAACTTAATTGTAAATCTCTTGTTATTTAATATCTGGTTTGTAACATCATCTGTATATCCACTTGGTTTTGGGTAAGAAGGTATACCACTAATCATTTTTTCCCTATTATAAAGGTCGTATTGTTCAACATTTATTTTATCATCAGAAAAATGATACATTTCGGTAAGTTCCCCTATTTTTTCTTTATCTTCTTTATTACCATAATAATTAACTGTTCTACAACTTGTTACCAACGCAGAATCGTCTCTCTCATAATATGTTCCAAAATAATGTATTTTACTATCAACGTAGACAAACGGCATGTATTGTCTAATGATTTCATTGGAATCCACTAAACCGCTAAATCCATAGTTATAAATTTCATTATCTAGGTCTAAGAAAAAATTCTCATAGCATCTTTCATCGAACATATTTTCATCAATTGCATACTTAAATAATCTTTTGTAGTATGTTAAATATTCATGGCCGCTGTCATAGTCCATATTGCCATTATGGGGATTATTACCCTCGTAATAGTTAGTGATTGTGTTTATCCTAATATACTCTGGGTCAGTCTCCTTCAATGCCCTCCAACCATTGTTATCACCATTTGCCCCATCAATCTTTGCTATTCTGTTGGAAAAATATGGGTCGTCTATGATAAAGTAGTTTGTTCTTCCGCTAGGTGGAATCATATCATCTAATACACAGAAATTATCAATTGTGTATATTCCATCTTCGTCTGCTTGACATATGAATTGTGGGTCTGCACTTTTATTCAATATATATGCTTTTACCTCATAGCCATTAGGTTTCTCAGACAAATCGTATGGTGTCTTATTCCCGTTTTTGTCGTATACAAATATTTTATCAGTAAAGAATCTATCATCACCTATTTTGATATATTCATTATTTTTCCTTAACAAGATATATCTAGAAGGCGCATTTTTATCACTAGGGTTATATTCATATCTAATTGGATAGACCTCATTATTTATAACTGCAACGTCTTTTTCTATATTAGATACATAATATATTGTTCCCTCTTTAAGAAGCGTCATTGGAGTTGAAATAAGTTCTGCTATATTGTCAACCCTTTTTATGTTTCTTATAGTCTCTTTATATATTGGCTTGTTGTCTATAATATCTCCAGATTCAGTTGTCTCTCCAGATTTAACATAGCAAGTATATGCAATATTATCATCCACATCAAATTGGAAATTATACCTTGTATCACCATCATTCTGGACAGTTTTTGCTAACCATCCTCCATTCATTTGGAAATATGGGTTTCCGTCCAATTGTTCGTATTTATTAAAGTTTGGATATAGATACCTTCTTCTAACTGGCTCATTTGTCTCTGCCATTTTAAATGCCTTTGTCACAGAACTAGTTGAAGGCTGAGGGTCATCAGCAGCTAATGGACTTGCTTCTATATAAGGTTTAGTTGCTGATGAATACTCATATCTGTACGATACTGGCAATCCTTGATATGAGACGTAACCTTGCTCTTGAGCACCATATTTGGTATAATTGGATGTTGACCTATAATCATATACAATCGCCTTAGTGGAATTAATCCAGTCAATACGATACATTTGATGTACTGCATCCCACTTATCTTCGATTCTGTTGGTAAATGATGAGTATTCAGTTATTTCATAATCAGCAGTAATTGCACTATTGACGCAGTTATCAGTCATTCTGTTAACCCATCTTTGACTTTTGAAACCAAACATTCCCAATATCATTTCGATGCCCTCAATAGTACCCTTGTGGCGCCAGATATATGGAGAATTTATTACCATCCTTCTCATGAATGCATTATTCGCATCCATATAGGTATAAGATTTTTCGTCAGTATATGTTTTAATTCTATTTTTAATTTTTGTCGCTCCACTTTCGCATTGGTCATAATATGTGCTGCCCATACCGCTTGCGTTGACAAATTTATAAACACTTCCTTTATACTGGCATGGTGACTCTTCACCACAGCAAGATATGAAATATCCTTCTGGATACTCGTCAACCCATTTATTACTGTAAGGACACACCTCTTTTTTGGCATTTTGAGTGAATTGTCTAATAAAGAATTTTTCACCATACTTATTATCTAATTGTTGTTGTTGTTCATAATTGTTTGATGGCAAATATGTTTTTGTACCGTCATCATTTTTGATGTATTCCTCAAGGTCATAAGGATATACAAGGCACACATCCCAACCTTTGTTCTCTAACTCATCAATCAAAAAATAATCTGGTGTATTGCTTCTCTCATCATAGGTAACTCTACCAATATTCTTGATATTGTTAATGTATGTAAGTATTTCATCAAACTCTCTAGCAAATACCCTTAACGCCTTTTGTACCTTCTCACCGCCATGAACGAACTCTTCCTCTCCGTCAACTGTAAATTCACGAGTATATGTCCAGTCAAAATTTTTAATAGCCTCGTGGGTCATCGACCTATATAGGTTATCAGTAAAATATTCATCATAATATGCGCCAATCTCAGCTAACCTAGTCGTATACTCATTAAATCCAAAAGATGACGCATCAATGTTATAATCACCGTATGATGTTGGAAACTTAAATTCCTCCATTTCACGATAATAACCTCTTTCGTTTTCTTTAATAACAGAAAAAACAGCCTTATATTTTGGAGTCGTTTTTCTATCTAATATTAACTTTTCAAAGTTATCGCATTCATTATAAAATTTAACGATTAATTCTTCTTTGGGTCTTATGTGCTTATCTAATGCAGTATTATCGCTATCGGATAAATAAATAAGCGTATTATTGTCACCAATCCAAGTATCAATTATTACAGAATTTGTGTTTGCTGATGTACTAGCCACTTTATACCCTTTACATGGGGTTGTAAAATAACAGCCAATACTACAACATCCACCGCCTTTTTTAACACTGTAGCTTTCATTTTCTGCCCATGCAGATACTGGTGGAACTTTTTCATATGCGTCTTCCTCAGTATCAAAAAATTTTTCGCCAAAAACGCACACAGAATACTCTGTACACAAACAATCCCCACTGCTCACAACACTCTTTTCAATCCAATATTTATTTTGGTAATTGAAATATTCTTTTCTTATGTCCCCACTATCAAAAGATTGTTCCAATAAAGTATAACCTGATGAGCCGTCATATGTAATTCCACTGTATATACTTTTTTCTTTAACTTCGTTGCCATTACTTTCAATCCACCAAGCTTCATTATTAGGGTTAACGAAATAATCTTTTAATATGTTTGGTTTTAGGTAATCATAATAAAACGCATCTCTTCCATATAAGGAATCTAATATTATTTCATATTTTGCTACTTTGATGAAATTACTTGTTGCCCATGACGAAATTGGAGTTCCGCTTTCAACTCCATTAGGCTCTATGACAAGATAATTTTTATATCCATTATTTGCAAAATATTTTATTTCTTTTCCATCTACTGGTTTTTTCGCAGAATGAAAATTAATACTAAATGGGTTGTCTACATACGTGGCACTACTGTCAATTACAATTTCGCTTTCAGTGCAAGAACTTTCAACACATTTACATATGTTACATTTTTTTTCGTTGACACTTATTGGTATACACCCTTCAGTGTATTTTGGCTCGCCAAATGGAATTCTCTCTTCAATTTTTTCAAAATCAACTGTTATGGCAGATGTGTAATAGGCATTTTCACTAGTTCCATAAAGTTCTCCTGGAAATCTTTGCAAAATGTCACTAATTGATGCCCTAAACATTTCACTCAAAGACCCATAATATACAAAATCACAAAAATCATAATAATCTTGTTTGAGGACAATTTTTACATCATTCTGGTCCTCAAACTCACTAGTCATACCACTTATAGTCTCAAGAGTCCAAGTATCGCCACTTTCGTTTTCCTTCCATTTAGATTGGTTGTACTGATTTGAGATTTTACCATCATTTCTAACTGTAATGATAAAATTACTACTTTTATAGATTGGCGTTTGGCCAGGAGCAAATTGGTTGACACCACCAATTGTAGTGATGTCACGCTCCCATATAGTACCATCTGAAGTGGTTTGATGTTTTTTCCTCAGAACATAGTTTGAATGTGATTTTATAAAAGCCATAATATTACTCTATTTTGTCATTAATTGTTTGACTGAAATCAATACTATCTTTTTTGTTTTGCTTAACCTCATAAACTGGATTGCCAGTATATTGGTCTTTAAGTGTAAAGTGTTCTGCTTGGTGATATATCTCGTTCTCGTTGTTAAATGTCGTAACAAGACCGTTATCCAAGTCTCTAAGCTGGCTGTTCTCTAGCATATAACTGATTGTGTCAACATCGTGTGTGGTCATTTCAATATCCAATTGTATTGGTTCAAAAAATGTATTCACAAGCAGTATCTTTTGAGTTGGTTTTCCTATATAAGGAAGTGCATTACTCTTAAATGTTGGAGCAGAAGAAGGAGATACAGTGACAAATATTAAACTAGAACTATCTTCATAACGGTATGTATAAGATTTATCACTAGATGAATTTGGAGCACTAACTACTGGCTCGCACTTATTATTAGACGTAATTATCCTATAGTAATCTTGGCGATTACCACTTTCATCTAAATAAATAATTCTATACCCGACTAACTCATTGTTCTTTCTAGCCTTTGTGCTAATGCTTGCATTCTGAATCATTGATGTATCCAACACCAATCCCCTTACATTAGGGAAAGCAGTTAAATTACCGACATCAGTTATAACAGCCTCTATCTCTTTAGGCTTTATATAAATGGTGTAAAACCCCTTTTTGTTAAATTCGCCAAGAGGCAGTTGAAGGTTATACATACCCTCAACATATTCGTCAGCATCGTTATCTTCCCTCTCCCTCTTTGCTTGTGTCAATATACTTGAGTCCAAATGTTTGAACTTGCTATCGGAAAGAGAATCATAACTCCTTGTTTCGTGGTACACGAAAGAAATATCAACCAAATTTGGTATATCAATATTAGATATGTTGATTGGAATTGTCGTACCGTAAGCACCTATTGCCATTTTGTTATTTTTTCTTAACTATCCATTATTTTAAAAAAAGTTAAACCATATTGTTCTAACGCTTCTAAACTTGTTACCTCGCCAAGTTTTATATGTTTCTCAAAAGCAGCGTTTATTCCCCTGTCTATATAAATATCAGAGTCAACGTTTTCCATTGAAGAAATGCCGAGCCTATATTCTTCCCTATAAGTTGGATATACTTGCATATTGTTATATTTAGTCATTTCATTTTGGTATTTCTGGCTAAATGTGTCCGTTTCTCCGCTGAATATATCAATTTCAAACTTGAAATCAGCCATAGGAACAGAATAAACTGTATTATATTGCGATGGCTCAACGGTTGTCAAGTCTTGAGTCAACACATACACATATATAGGGTAGCTAACAGAATGCTTGCAAGGGTCTTGCCTCTTGGAAGGTATCACAGAATCAATATTTTGAGATTTCTTGAGATAATATTCCCAATTAGTTTTTACAAATCTAACTGTTTCCGTATATTCAACGCCATAGTTGGAGCACGTTTTATCTTTAACCAAAATGAACGCTTCTCCTTCTTTCCTACATAAAGTTGCTCCTATGTAATATCTTATATCGCAATATATATCATCTTGCATATATTTTCCGTCTTTTTCTAGGTTGTTTTTTACATCAGTTGCCTTTTGAATCGCTAGTAGTGATGTATAACCAGATAAATTTAGCTGAGCGCCAGTGTGACTAGATATATCCTTTGTACCGCCACTATTTAATTTTACATAGAATATTGTTTCTTCAACGATATTATCACTATAATCCTTGTAATAAAACGCCATATCGGTAATTATATCACCAACGAAATAGTTCCTCATATCATCACTGAATTGTTCGATTATATCATCCATATCATCCTTAGTCTGACTGAATCTAGTAATGTTTGCCGTATTTCCAACTTGATATATCAGTTCTAACTCAGTTCCCTCTGGAGGTTGATGATTTGTTGCTCCACTACTTCTTAAATCATAAATGCCCTCTATAGTGTTACCAATATCATCAGTCAATACATTATAAAGTCTTAAATCATTGATTTTAGAAACTGTACGTCCAGTAATTTCATCAACACTGCGTATCGTGAAAAGACTACCACTTTCCTCATCCATTATAGGGATAAGTATTATGAAATCTCCTTCGCATTTCGGCTCGTTATATCCTTCTACTGAATATTTCTCTATGCCGCCATAAACAGAAAAATCACTATAATACCAAACACTGTCACTCAAACAATATAAAGTATTACCATAATCATCATAAGCATATCCATTTACTTTACTATACTCATTTCCATCAATCGTCCAAGAATCTGGTATTGTAACACCAAATGGTATTATTTTGCTGTCATATTCAATGTAATACATTGTATTGGATTTTTCAAATCTTTTAAACGTTTGGTAGTTGTTTATGTTAAATGTCTTTCCGCTACAATTTGTTTTAAAATCTGCATCGCCACTCAAGAAAAATGGAAAATAAAAAACATTTGTAGGTGGATAAAAATCTGCAAATACTTGTTTCCCGTTGACATATGTATATGGTGTATTCGTTACTGGTTCCCTAAACACCATATATACAGCATTGCTTAAATATGGATTAGATTTATCGTAATTTCCATATTCAGATTGTTTTATCTCATATAATAAGCCATCAATCAAAAACCAACCATAATCATTTTTAATTAAAGGATATTTCTTGGTTAGTTTTCCTTCTAATTCGTTTTTCGCGTCAGTTAAAGAGTTTCCGCTTGATGTATATTTCTTGTTAAATTCATCGTAGGTATAGAATTTTGCATCAATAGAAAAATCATCCATATTTGAATTAACATACCTATCAGTATAGTCAACCCATGCATTTTCCGCATTACCGCTTAAAGACGGACTATATGAAAGTAATGTGACACCGCTTCTGCTGCCACATTTAGGGCATCTTCCATAAAAAACACCAACATAATCGCAAGTAGAACAAGATGAGACATATTTCTCCATATAATCTGGGCTAAACGCATATCCCCATGCATCATCTTTATCTAGATATATTGAATTTCCATCCATTACTGTTACAGTGCCACCATATGTATTGGCACTATCTCCATAATGTGCAACTCTATAATCATTTCCAAGTTCATACTCTTTAGAAAATATACTGAATTCTCCCAAATCATCAATAGATACTTGTAATTCAGTAGGCAAAATTACCGTTGGCATCGTGCAAGCACTGTTGACTGATTTCAAAATATTACTTTGTATCCTTTTATACCATTTTTCCATAATGCCATATATACGCTTACCGCCACGACCAAAATATTCTTCGCAGTCACAACAATCAGTGACCTCATCTGCTTTGCAATCCCATGGTTCTGTAATCCCATTCTCTAACTTAAAATTGGCAATGTTAGAAGCATTCTCATATATATCAACCCTATCTTTAAACCATTGAAGCCATTTAATCACATCTGGATAATACAACGTATCTTTTTTCCAATAATTACGGTAAATCATTGGTATTGTAAAAGATGGAACAACATTCTCACATATCCATTTGAAAAAACCAATGTCATAAACATCAGTCATTGACATCCTATCACCATCAAATTCATCATGCGCCTCTTCTGGCGTCATGGTACTATAAGATGCTGTATCTTTATTATAGATTTGAACCTCTACTCTACCACCTTTCTCTGCGAACTCCTCGTCCAAATCCAAATATGTTTGCTTGTCAGCACCATATTTCATCTGGTCTGCATACTTCGTCAAAGACTCATAATTGTAATAGTCTTCAGCACTAGTATACACCCTATCACAATGGCTGTATTGTTTCAATAAATTATAATATTCATTAAAGAAATAATACCATTTACTGAGGTTTTCAAATGACAAAACAAATTCACACAATTCATCATATGGCGAGTTGCCATAACAATGGCAACCGTCTATAACGGTGTATTCTGAATAAGTGTGACTAGAATAAGGTTTTGGCGAAACAACGATATTAACTGGTACCATGCCCCAATTGCTAGTATATTGCCACTCCCTATTAATTAATGACTTTTCATCAAAATAGTAAATATTTGGATTATTGTCTTTATACGCTGGCCATACACTAGGCAACCTAGATGTCATCGGTTCTAAAGATATTTGTTTTTGGATAATTCTCATTCCACTTCGTAATTAAATGATTTCTTATTAAATTGCTTTTCATTTACGTTTATAATTGCCCTTCTAGGCCTGTTGAGTTTAATATCATTAAGTAGATTCCTACCTTCTTCTGTATCTGGGTTAATATTTTCATCAGATTCGTTCATTATTTTCATTTCGAATAAGTTAAGGTTAAGTATGCCATCTTCTATCATTGTTTCCCTATCAATGTATCTTTCGTCAAATACATAACCATATTCTTTCTTCTCGAAATCATATACTGCATATAACGGAATATACGTTTGCGCATATGTATAAGCAAGAGGTATCCCCCCTAATAATTCTGCCACATCGTCTTTGTTTGACAGTTTTAATGCGTGGTCTGGATACATCTTATTGTACTTGGTTGTACCACTATCTTCTGTGTTTCCACTCCAATGCATCGGTATAAGGAATGGAATGGTTTTTCCGATACCAGCATGATTAAACTCAATTTTCATATAAATAGGCTTTGGACGTAGATTTTCAGCATATTCCCTAAACATATAAATGTAAAAACCTTCAGATGATGTATCAGTAACGTACTTATTATCAACCACTAGTCTTGAACTTACCCTATGATTCTCATCAAATACAACATTCAATGAATCTTCTATATTTTCATAATTTATATGATTTCTTGTGCTTCCTAAAAATTCTGTTTGCACAGATATTTTTTTTAGTTTCCTAAGTTCAGTAATGTCTTCCTTTGTGTTAGTATCAAATGCATTGTGCTCAATGAACCCATTGTCGTTCTTACTATATCTAGGTTCTCTAGTGATGCCATAATCGTATAGACTTTTCCTAGAGTTATCGACATATTTTTTAAATAATGCGTGCTCATCAACAAAGATACAAGATGTTGCCAATAAAGATTGGGTCTGTGGGTCTGTACTGTCATAGAATGACACCCTTGCAAATGATTTCCCAACTTTAGACCTCTGATAGAAAATATCATCGTTTGTAAAATACAGCAATCCCATCAAATCTGATGTTTCTTGTAATGTATCACCACTTTGTTCCATTCTTTCAGATAAAATATATCTATAAGGATAAAAATCAGTTATAAACCAATTGTCAGAACTTCCGCTAACTGCTCTTTCCCCAGTTCCAGCCCTAGTATCTGCGCTGTACTGCAAATCGTTATATCCATCGTTTACCTTCCAATTGTCTAGATTCCTTGTACGGAAATGGAAATTAAGGTTTATCTTGTAAATCGGCTTAAATATTGTGTTTGAACCTCTGTACATTGTTTCAACTTCATTGCCATACTCATGTATTTTTTCATGCTTTTCGTCTTCATAATAGCCATAAACGAATTTTGGGGTGTAGACATCTTTTTCCATATCAACTATAGGGTTGATTGCTTTCTTTTTCTCAGTTTCGAAAAAATCCCTTGTAACGATGTCTTCTTGCATACCGTTGTTTGCAACGTCCATCTTTAGTGATATAGGGATATATATATACCCACTATTAGTGTATATGGTTAGGTTTTTAAACAGATTAAAATAATCATCACTAGACGTTGGAGTTGGATTATTACGGAAAGCAATCTCTTCAGTTATATCTACCTCCCCAAACACCTTGTTTTTTATCTGTAAATCAAATGTGCTTTGGTTATCTACCACGTCCTTGCAAATCTGCTCGGAAATGAATAAATCAAAGTCATCTGTGAAATCAGTATTGTTGATGTATGGTCTACAAATATACGTTGAATTGCCTATAATGTTTGTGATGATAAAAGTGTACTTCTTATTTAATCCAATACTTGCGTATTTAATTTCAGTATCATTAGTAGAATTATCATAAATGATATACTTTTTACCGTTTATGATAATTCCATCATAAGGCTTTATAGAATATATTACATTCTCAGATGGACTTGAAATATTTTTGACTATTCTTCCATATCGTTTAAGTTCTCCATTGTCATAGTCGCCACCGTTAGTTGTCTCTATTTTCATTGGAACACTCTCGTCACCAATTAATACCATGCAATCAACGTTATCTTCTTTACCGTTAACATAGTCAATATCATATTCGTTATCGTTGATAATGACTTTATCGCATATATTTTTTTGGATTAAATATTTTTTCCCATTATATATGGCAAATTCCTCATTATCACTGCCATTATAATCACTGCTTTTAAAAATCATTGACTCATGGTTATCACGATGTATGTCAGTAAATTCTATCTTCTCTCCAACTTTTAAAGGAGAATATATATTATCCAAATAAACGATAATATCAATTCCAGAGTTAGCATTCATAACATCGTATGATACATTAAAATATGTCTTGTCTTCTTCAACGTATATAAACGACTCAGTGTTTTTTAAATCGCTAAAATCCTTAACACGATGCTCATCATAATGGACATTATCTACATAGTTTCCATTATTTCTTGCCTCATCATATACCTCAAAATTGACATCATCATGCGTGTTTTGGGCAAAATACAGTTTAAATTCTTTTGGCGCTAAAGAAGACGTAGTATCACCGCTTAATACATATTCTGGGATTTCGCACACAAATTCATATTTTTCCCCATCTGTTTTTTTCTTTACCTCGCAATAATGGTTTTTATATTTAACATAATAAAAATATTTACAGAATGAAATCCTAGAATATGGTTCACTTACTTCGTCTTTTTTAGTTAATTTGAATTTCGTGACTTCTTTGTATTTATTGGAAGATTTGTATGGATGACACACAAACGCATCGCAATCGGTAATTGCCGATGCTGCTAAAGAATCACCGTTTTCGCCAAATTTGATAATACCTCCACTTTCGTCTTTATCAAAATAATATTCGAACCCATCAATAAGGACTTTATTATCTTCAATCCAGTATACTGTATCTATCTTCAAAAAATCTCCAGTTGGTTTAACCTTAATATATTCACTAATTTCCTTTAAATTTCCTTCATCATCAGTTCTACCACTTTCATAGTTAAGAAGGTTATCTATTTCAAAAACCTTTTCGTTTTCTATTTCCTTCTCATAGAAATATTTACCATTGATAAATACATAACGGTAATTTATTTCTTCTCCTTTCTTTTCTACCGAATAGTCTATTATAGAGCCATTTCTAATTTCATACGTCTTGCCACTTGCCACAACGAACCCTTGCCTAACTACATTATGCGCCTCAACATATAACGAACTGTCTGAGTTCACCATATAGTTTTTCGTTGGTAATGTCTTGAATTTTTCTAGATGATATGAGGTGTCGGTTACACCAGTTACATAAGAAAGGTCTGGGGAGAGATATTTCTCCTCCCAAACCAATTCACTCTGTTTGAAATTGTCTTTACCTAATTTAACTTCGTATCTTAGCATTCTATGTCAGCCTCTTTAATGTAGTTATCTTCGTTCATAATATCAACGCTCTCACCCTCAATATCATCTTCAGCGTAAAGCCAATACATTTCGTGAGGGTCTTGTCTCCTAACATAAATATCAATTCTTTTGTTAACGTAGAAAGCACCATTGGTATAAGGATATTTTTCTACTGCATCATCACTTTTGTTGAAACCATTATTAAGAACATCGCGCCAGATTACTCTACAAGTTCCATCTTTTAGTACCCTCGCATAACTAGGGCAATTCAAGTTATCCATTTTAAATAAATTAAAATCAGACAAATCAATTGCTGTCGTTTTTTCTTTAGTTGACAAAGATTTATTACCGTCTAGATTATCTATAATGCATCCTTCAGTTGACAAAGATTTAATTATATACGTTTTGTTTTTACTGTCTATATAATCTATTATACATCCTTTATTGGTTTTCTCGTTATATACCTTGCAAGTGAAAACCCTATAATTATCATTGCTTCCACTAGTTGCAACTAGGTTATAATACTTGTCTTGTATCTTATCGTGCAAAATTGCTTTATCACCTACGCTCAAGAAATGCTGTTGTAATGTCGTAAACTGATAAACATTTTCATTTAAATGTTTCATTTCCCTAATAGTCAAGAAATCTGGCATTATCGTTTGCAACTTATCAAATGTCTTTATCGGTATTTCATAATGAGGGTTATAATAGTACCCTTCTCTCTTGTTATCGCAATCATAGTCATTTTCATGTTTTTGTATAGCGTATTCTTCAGACGAATCATAATCATCGTACCTTATCTCATCATAAGTGTAATGACGGAAATATGGAGTATCGCCAGATGATGAAGCACTATTGACTGATTCCCTTTGTGCTGTATTAAACCTATGCATCACATAACTGATATGCCTTTCTACTGCATTATATGCATCATAATAGCACAAATCTCCATAGAAATGCTTATCAGTATCATACCATACCTCGTGCGCTTGTATATTTACTGTTTTATCATTGCCGTCTAAATTAGTAATGTTATAGTGCCTAGTCTCCCCAGATTCATATTCAACATCATTTAGTATTCCGTCTATTTGAAATCCACTAGGGGTTTCATCACCAATATTAGTTATCCTATTGATACAATTTATCGTAGTTCCATAGTTTGCTTCAAACGCAGTTTCTATACCACAAGTAACCATTCCAAAGGCATGTGAAAACTCTACTGTATCACTACTAATATCGCTAGTTTCCCAAGGAGTATCGGCAGAATAATTATAGCCATACCATTCTTTGTATCCCTTATTGTTTTTAATAAAAGTTAGATAAAGGCTAGTTAAAGGTCTACCTAAATTGTCATGTAGGTTAGAAATATCAATATCATCAGTAAACACAATTTCACCAATATCGTCAGTATATATATTCTTCGCAAACGCTAAACGGCTTATATGGTTTTCAAAATCATATTTCTTATCTTGATACTCATCTATAATTGCAGCGTTATCTCTATATAATGCGTACTCAGTCGATGTATCTCCGCTTGCAAACTTGAAATTAGGTACTTTAGAGAATATCCTGATATAATATTCACATTCAATATCATTTACAACTTTCTTATAAGATATATTTTGGGCAGTAATGTCAACATTAACGTATTCATCATTCACAAGATAATATATTATATCTTCATTACCATCTTCGGTTAAAAACTTCCTAGTATTTTCGTCCATAGTAAATGTCCTGTCTGGCCTTCCTGGTACTGTCAATTTATCAACACCTCTAAGTTGTTTTCTCGTCAATTTAACCCATTGGTTACTGATTTGAACTCCTGAATTAAACACGGTGAAAATATAGTCATCAACTATCTCTGCCACTTCTGCACTGTCTATTATCTTTTCAGTATATGTCTCAGCACTATCGGTAGAAGCTGTGCCAACCGCTTTTATTGGCTCATCTTCGCCACAATTCATCGAAATTTCACCCTCAAGTTCTAGCCTTTTCTTTTCATCGTCAGCCTCTATTTGGGTGTTAAACCTTTCAGAGACCCTATTTCCTTTATCATCAATAACCCAATATTTTTTAGTCGTGTATGTTTTATAGATGTTAACAAAATCGCCTTTAGACAAACCGTGTTTTGCAACACTATACATTACAAGTTGCGTAGTGCCGTTGTCGGCTCTAGTGTTCTCATCGAAATACACAGTTTTCATGGAGTTTATGCCATTTGATGACTCAATGATTTCTGAGAATGGGTCTCCAGAATCAGATGGGGTGTATGATGAACTAGGATATGTTACACAATAGTTCCAATTCTTCTCAATACGCTTTCTGAATGTGTTATATTTTGGCAAAAATGAATAAAGGTCACGACCTGGATACATATCAACAAAATCTCCACCGTTCATATACATTAGCGGTCTTTCTATCTCAAGTTCATCATTCTCGATGAAATTAATGTATGATTTGATTTTGGATTTATTTTCAAATCCTACCCATCCATTGTATTTTTTCACTAATTTGTTTTTAACAGCTATTTTAAATGTGTCTAAATCATCATACTCATATAAATGGAGCGCAATCAATCTAGCATGATTTTCAACTGGAGCCGTTACTGGAAATGATACCTTTTCAATAACCTTATCACCCTTTACATCACGCATTACATCCGCAATCGTGTTGAAACCATGATATTCATTAGTATATTCATATGCATCATAATTGCCATTATCTGGCATCTTACATATCGTCTTGAATGTATTACTCCTAATTAGGTGGTTGTTAAACATATCAAGACCACAATGGTAGATAAAATTGCTTGTTTTGTTGGATAACTGACTATCCCTAATTGCGTTTGTAGGATGGTTATAGCCACTATTTTCCTCAATTGTGTTTTCATAAGAGAAATCATTATTTCCATTGATTGAAGAAAAAATAGGCATTGTTGAAGACCAGTCTCTTGAGACATCGAAACCTTGGTAGTTCATAGAGCCGCCACTCCAGAATTGCATTGGCAAAGGATTTGAAGAGTCGCAGTTAGGTTTATAAGTAACCCCACTAAATAATCTTCTCTGGTTGTCCTCATAAGACCTACCGTTTTCATCAGTTCCATATATGCCGTAGTTTATAAAGGTAACACCGCTACTGCCTTCGTTCTTGACAATCTCAGTTATTCTATTAAAAAGAACATTTGAGCATATAGGGTTAACTTGGCAAGTCAACCTTATAATGTTACATTTCTCCCTTTCTTCTCTGTATTGGTCATATTGGCTTATAACCTCGGCAACGTCATTCAAAGGTAGAAGTTTTCTCCTACCCTTGAATTGTACGTCTAGACCTTCACTAGTATTTGAAGATGTCTTACTATCAAATCCTTGTAAAAATATTTTTGTATCCATTTAATTTAAAAATCACAATTACAACTTGTTCCACCTATCCTCAAGTGGCTTATATGTCTTACTGGGTTTCCGTCATCGCTAGGTGATGGCTTCATTGGGGCTTTAATGTCTTCTTCTACATTAGAACTCTTTTTGCATTCACCGTTTACATCTTGTCCACAGCAAAATGCCATCGTAAAATTAGATAATTTATAAATAAAATTAGAAGGAGTTCTAGCATATACCTCTACTGGAATATTTCCATTCATTCCGTTTCCACTCCATTGAGGGTCTGCTATAATACCCATGTTAACTGGCCATCTTAACGTAAATCTTAATACATTCACGTTTGCACTTTCCTCAAACATAAATACTTCTGAAGGTATAACATCGAACTGTTCATTATTCAGATTAAAAAACCTAAATACATATGACATCATTGAATAGTCAGCAAACGATTCATTTTGCCTATCTGGTATTGGTCTACCACTGTTAGTATCAAATTTCATATCAAACGTTATCGTTTGTATGTAAATCTTAGTCGTATCCTTTCCTAATTCAGTATCTTTAACATCAGTAGTTGGAACATTAATGGTGCCTGATGATTTACCTCCTTCGCCACTAACATCAACCTCAATTTCTTCTTCCCCATATGAAGTCGAACTTTCGTTTACACCACTAATACCAGACACACCACCTTCCCTCATTTCAACATAAGTAAGTTCTGTTTCAGCGGAACTAGCAGCAGTTCTACCCCTTAACGTTATCTTCATGAATAAGTCTCGGCAATCATATAAATCTGTGGTTTCAACTGTATTGATATGTCTTACTAGATTGTCATCGTCCACGTATCTATACTCCCTCTCTACTAATATGGTGAAAACTACCGCTTTTTGTTGAGTAGAACTATTGTAAAGTGAATTTAAATTCTTCCTAAACTCAATATTTGTGAAATCATCATCGTCCGACACTAACCATTCATCTTTTTTCACAAAAAACGAACCATTCACTGGAACTCCGTATTTGGTAACATATCCATTATCTCTTCTTTCGACATTTTCTGGAAGAAATATATTCTTTCCTCCATCGCCGCCTCTTATAAGTTCCCAAATATTAACACTTTCGTTTTCAAAACGTCCAGCATCAAGAGTAATAAAATTGATAGCATCGGATAGAGATAGATTATCACCATATATGCCATTAAATTCTGTTCTTGGGTTGCACGTCTTATAAAAGCCTATACCATCAATATCCCTTCCATTTATATATGGCAATACTTGAATTATTCGTGGAGTTTTTGTATATACCTCAAAATCATCACAAGTATATGAATTATACTTAAAAGCCATTGATGCAGTTGCTGCGCTAAATTTCACGCAATCAGTAAATGGTTCATGACCGCAATAACCAGGATATGGATTATACGTGATGTTAGCATAGTCAGTTGAACTTGCGTTTGGCGGTATTATTGTAACTGGCCTTATCCATTGCAAATTAATCTCTGTGGTTTCTCCACCCTCTGTTTCTGCCATAATTTTTCCATCATCTGTGATATATGATTTCATAGCATATGAGCAGCACTGTGTTTCATAAGCATAAAGTGAAACTGACGGTAGGTTTCCGATGTCAATAAACCTTTTTGTCGGGTATGGAACTTTCGTTGTTGTTCTCGTCCTACCACTATTAGTACTAGTGTTTTGCACAACATCATCCCTATTGAAATCGCCATTATACCACTCAGGGTCATCGAAGTAATAAAGTGGGTAACGGTAAACATAAAAAGGATTATCAGGATTATTAATTGCTGCTTCCCCATAACCGTTACGTTGCTGATTTGGGCTATCAGTGGTATAATAATTTAGCCTACTATAATTGAACAATGACCAATATAAATGCCTAATATCAAAATTATTGATATATGATGTGTAATACTCTTTTATCAGTGGTAAATTGCTATCTTCAATATCATATTTGTCATAAAAACCAAATAATTCGCCATTTTGGTTTCTGTTTACGTTCCATTTTCCCCACACTGGTTCTCCAACCCTCCAATCACAATCCCAATCTCCATTCCATTTGTGATAGTAAGTGACTGCATCATCTAAAGTATAATTTGCTTCATTAGGAGGAGTGACTACTATACCTGGAATTCTAGTCTCACCTCCGTTAAAGTTTTCTTTATCGGTTATGTGAGCCGTAGGTTCATATGTATATGCACTGTAAACTCTATCTTCTTGTTCATTATAAGAATTGATTATTTTGTTAGTCCTCTGCTGCTCTACATTTTCACCATGAAAATATCTGATATTTGTACTATGGCAATTTGGGCAAGTACTAACCATATCTTTAAACTGGTATCCACAAGTCAAACATCTATGTGCGCAATCATATTTGTAGGTATATTCAAGTCTTTTATTAAATGTCGCAGCTGTATATTCAACATCAGTACCTATAGGTTCACCCGCAGGAGAATATGTTTCAACAGTTCCGCTATGTGTGTCTGCCGAAATTATGTTATAGTTTTCGTCATATGACATTTCAATTCCATTGTATGTCCATCCGCTTAAGCGTCCACCTTTCCATACTATATTCCTATCTCTATCAGTATATAGGCTAATATTATTACCTATCACTGGGGCCAGAACCGTGAAGTCATAATCAAATCTCCTATCGACATATATGCCTCTTAGATACGGCTGAACGTTTCTTCCTTCATCGCCATCAAGATTTTGAGTGCCACTAGTGTGGGCAAACTTAAATTTCTCTGCAATATCACCAGTATCATCTTTTCCTAAAATTTTAGGAGCACTACTATCAATTGGACTTACTGAGGCGAAAGATGGATTTCTTTCAATTTTTATATTAACGCCATCAATTTGTCTCTTATTTATATAAGAGCCATCCCTAGTAAAAGCCGCAAAATAATTGCCTAAAAGTTCATGGTTGCTATATGTTTGTTGATTAAAATGTGGGCTATCTGGAACGCCACCTTGATAGTGTCCTTCGTATCTAGGTCTTCCATTTAACAAGGGTAATGAATAATTGTCAGCAACAATATTTGGAAATTCTTGTGGGCATTGTGTACTAAAAAAATCTTTAATGACATATCTATTCCTACCTTTCTCCATATCATTATAGATTGGTGCTACCATTCTATAAAGTATTGGGCTAACTCCACCCCTCGCTTCAAAATCCAACTTGCAAGAAGAATCTGTCGTTATATATGCTCCCTCGGAAAGTTTGAACATATTATCAAATTTAAATTTAAGAATTGTTCGTTTCATTCCAGGTGACGCAACATCATCTGTTGCATTTTTAAAGAAATCTTCCCACATCAATTGGTTGTAATTATATGTCTTGTTCTCATCCCTTCTGCTAAACATATAACTATCTTCCTCATGCAAGCCATACCAACCTTTAATGTTATAATCAGTCTCATTTCTTACAGCACTAGACCTATAGAAATAACTTGTATTCGCAATACTAGCATTATTTGTATCGCTAACTGTTCCAAGAATAAACTTGGTTGGCATCTTGTTCAACGTTGTGATAAACGGCTCTCCGTTTTGTATGGTAACAATTTCCTCAGAAGAGTTATCCATTATAAGTTTAGCACAATCAGTACAACCTTGTATGATTTTTACAACATACCTATTTGGCTGATAAAAATAGAATGTAATCTTTGCTGGTTCCACAATTGTTTCTCCATCTTTGACTGCTGCTTGGAAACCTAAGAAATGAGAGTTTACTGTCGCACCGCTAATTTTCATTTCAACTGGCGTTGTTCTAGTATTTTGAGCAACTGCAATTAGGTTAATAGGACTATCAGAAGGATTCACAACGCCAATATTATATGGTGCTTCATAACTCTCGTTTGAAGAACTATTATCATCACACATACAATTTCGCATTAAATTCTCTTTTGTCGATTTCAACACGCTTATCTCCAAATAAGCAACAACGGTGTTAGAAATATCTTGAGATTCGCCAGTAACGCAGAAAATATACCTTCCTCTAGTGTCATCTTCTACAGTATTCGTCTCAATTTGTTTATTTCCCTCTGAATCTATTGTAGTAGAACTTGTAGTATATTCATTACTATAACCAAGGTATTGGACACCAGTAAGGTTACAATTATAGCCATCTACGGAAAAACTAGTCATTTCAATTTTCCCATAGAATGCGTTGTCATCGTGGCAGATATAATCTATTCTAGTTGTTGCTGAGTTATAGAATTTTGTGCCAAGTTTAGTTGCTTTATATTCACCGCTAATTTTAGGTACATCTAATTTTACTTTCTCAGTTATTGTTCTACCATCTGCGTCAGTCACTTCTAGGATATACTCTTGATTTGTGAGACCACTTAAATAGTAAGGGTCTAGATTTTCATCTATTCTTTCATACTCATCATTGTTGTTTTTGACTTGATGGAAAATCCAACCATTGCAATTAGATACAGTATTGCCACTATCGTCAATCTGGCCGCCAATGACAAATGATTCAGCTTCCATCCCCTCGTCTTCAACGATAAGTTCATTAAATTGGTCATATAGTTTATATGAATATGGTGTTCTAATATCGTCAGATGTAACTTTTATATAGGCATATGCCTTATTTATTTTTGAGTCATAATTGTATCTGCAAACACCGCTATAAACACTCTCTGTTACGCTACTAGTAGAAGGGCAATCACATGGAGTACTCGTATATGCTTCTGGACAGTATGACTTGCCTTGAGTTTCAATATCTAGAGTAAAAGGCATCTTTTCTTGTGTGAAACATGGTGCGTAGAACATTTTATTGAATTTATCTATCGCTGTACTTCCTTTTTTTATGCCAAAGTAAAAATAATATGAATTGTTATACAATGGCATATCATACATATCATCGTTATTCCTAGCATGATAGAAATGCCTTATTCTCTCTTCACTATTTTTCCTATAATCTAGGTTTTGTTCAGCACCCATCCTAAATGTAATGTAAGATTCGTCCCTTTCATCGAATGTGGCTTGTTCGAAACCATTCTTATACAAATCCATAGGAACTTGCATTCTTCCATCAAAGTCAACTGGGTATATATACTTAAATTTAGGTATCAGATAATTGGTATTCTTATCATGTACTTGAGTTGTGTATCCACTTATACTATCTTGATACTCTTGAGGTATGAAGCCAATATGATTGAGTGTTGCGAACATGGCACGGTTTTCCATATCATCAAGTTCATATTTGGTGATAAATCCATCATTGTCAATCTGCCCGTACTGTGTGCTGTTTCCCCCTTCGTGGTAAGCCATATTGTGCGTCATATCAACAGATACACCAAGTTCGCTTATCCTTTCAACGTTAATACATGATTTTGGTTTAGTTCCTGCATATGTACAAGCAAGGTCAATAAAAAGGCCAGTTTTATATCTTGGAGTTTTTTCATCACCATCGTGATTCCAGTCCATACCAGTTGTAATGGTATTACCACTATCATCAGCATTACCACTAGTGTCCTTGTCATATATCACCTCTCTTTCATTAGGGTCTAGGACTTCTTCAATTGTTGCAATTGGTGGCACGTTTGCTGTTGTTGAAGGCAAACATTTAAAAAACTGAGGTATGCCATAGATGTTTTTAGGGTCTAAATTGCCCAAAAGGATTATATCTGTAGCAAACAACCTTACGGCCTTAAAATTACTTTCCCTTCTAATCATTTCAAGACTAGAGTTTGCATTATCGCTAGTTGCTTGCGTGGCAACGTAGTAATATGCAGTCAAACCATCTTTATTCTCTACTGGTTTAATTAATCCTCTCTCATATCTTACTTGATTTGCTCTGTTTTTATGCCACCTACTTTCGCTATCTGGCATACTGTTTTTATTGTCAGATACTGTAAAGTCATTATCATAATATCTGATATTACAAGTAACATATGTTTTAAGTCTAGAATACAAACTGCTGTCAGAACAATACTCGTTTTTAGCCCCACTTAAAGTAAAAAATAAGAAAGTTTTCTTTTTCCTTTTCCTCCAATACCAAAGAGGCATGTAAAGACAGCCGTTAACCCAATCTTGGTACAAATCTAGTTTTACGATTTTGAACTCCAAGGCAAGGTTTCTCTGAATTTTATCCAAAAGTTCATCAACATCAGTACTTTTTCTGCAACTCCCTTCCATATCTTTTGGGCAATCTGATGCATCCAATCCACTTTCGCAACGACATCCTGGATAATATGCCACGTTTCCTTCACTTAAGCCAGCGGATAAAACGATACAGCCTAAATAATTTGGTACTGGCAGCCATCCAAACGGTTTAGCACCAAAAATTCTAATGTTTTTGATTCTATGAAATATGCTTAAAACATCATCAATCGTACAAATAATAAAAAAGTTAATGAACCATATTATATATGTAACGATTGTAAACAACAAACATACAACTATATAGACAAATGGAAGGTCAATACGAAGTTTATTAAATGGTATTGGGTTTTGGTCTTCAGCAAGGTTAGAACCTTTAAGGCCAGTATAGTTCTTGGCATAGGCTCTATGGGCGACTTGCGACTTTGGTATATAGTTTTTTACGCTGTAAACATTGTTCCAATAAAGGTCACGGAAACAATATATTGGTGTTGAAGAACCAAAAGTATACATTTTTTCAATCTCACTACCTTTGACTGGTATAACTGGTTCAACCCCAAAACTTCTCACTGAATTATCTCCTAACCTAACTTTAACGTCATTGCGCTCGCTGAATATAGGATTCATAGGAACTAGATATTTTGCTGTGTGCCTTGAGAATCCTTCATCAGATGTTTCTGTTTTGCTGAACCTAAATCTTACTTGCGTCCTAGTTGGTATTCCTTTGTTAGGATTATCAGTAGGAACAATGTTACCATATTCATCTGTTCCGATGTAATCTAGGTTCATTGGTATCTGATAGCACCACACTCCATTTTCGTCAATTAACTGGTTTCCTTGTATCTGATATTCTTCTACTAACCCATCTGTAGTTTTACGAATCATTTCAATTGTTCCGCTACCTCCAACTAATTGGTCGTTCATACCGTTTTCCACATCTGGAGCACATTTATGACCAATTGCGTGGCTTTCATTATCAGATACGATTGAACCCATGAACACACAAGTAGGCTCAAACTTATACTGTATCTGAATATCAGCACGAGTTATAGAGGCAATGCCATTGTCGGCATCACCCCAAAAAGGATAGACAAATACGCTTCTATTTTGTGAAAATAATTGAGTAAGGCTATCTAGGTTAGTGCTTTCCTTAAACTGGCTTGGACTATCAAACATCGTTAAATTATACCCTTTATATTCAAAATCACGCGGTTTTTGCGAAAGAACACCAATATCTGATAGGTCAATATCAACATGTACTGTAGTACTACCAGTAGGTACGCCAAATATCATATAGTCACCAGCGTTATTAGTAACTGTGGTGTACTTATAATATTTGTCATATACCTCAAGTTGTATATCTTCATCAAGCATAAGACGTTTATTTGGGAACGTGCCGACAACCCTATAGCAATCATCATCGCTATAGTCTGGTAATATATTGTACCTTCTCCCTTCTTTATCCTTGGTTGTCACCTCACTATATGGGTATAATGCCTCCATATCTGTTGCGTCATTTGAATCCCTTTCAACAAAAATGGAAAGTTTGGCATTTGGGATACCAAATGCATCATTAGCAAGAACCCTTCCAATTATAACCCCATAATTGGAAGAGTGTAGTCTATATGCATCCTTCTGCCTAAGTTTAAGTGATAAGACCTCAAGAAAATCAAAGTCTTGTTTCATGTTCACTTGCAGCAGAGTATCATTTAATATATTTGTGTGTATTCTGAAACTCTTATCCATAATTTATTTTAAAAACTTTCCTAAATATTTTGGTAAAACAATTCTAATTTCTTTTTTGAAAACCATTTGATATACTATTGAAAACACTAAAATCGGCACTAATATACATGACATAACCAAAAGTAATACGAACATAATTGCTCTCCACATATATCTATTTAGTTTCCAAAGAAAAGTTTCATCTTCTTTAGTGCCATAAGTATCTTCCAAAACCATTTTTTTCTTACAATTACAAGCCATAACAATATATTTTTATCTTTAATTTTAAATCATTAAAATCCGTACTGTTATCAACAATAAAAATTAAACTGTTTTTGCACGGCATTGAATATCAAAACTTGGGTTTTTAATCTCATACATTGAATTATAATCCCCATATAATACTTTATCAACCGCCATCAAATCAATCTGTTCAGACAACGAACCATCAGGTGTGTTAAATGGCTGCGCTGGTGAAGGCTCACAAACCCCTTCTGCAACCAATGGAGGCAATGGACATTTATCTGGCGAATATCTACCATTCCAAATTTTATAAACCCTCAAGTCAATTAAACTTACGACACCATCAAGCAAAGTGATTTCTTTTTCTAAGTCACCAAGGAATATATCGTCACCCATTTCATGATTATTCACGTCAAAATAACTTTTAACTGCATTGATGATATTTGTAATGACATTCGCTGGGTTATAGTTCTTATCTATAAACACATCTATCCCCAATCCAATATTGTATATTCTACCGCTTTTAATCTCTATATAATCGTTTATTTGTTTATAATTGGACATGTATTCAATAACATTTTCAACAAGAGTCTGAGGAAGCGCAGAATCAAGTTGCCCTAACGCATTTATCCCCAAGAAATCCATTTCTATCTTGTTATTCGCCTCAATAACGGTATTTCTAAATGGAGCGCCATATTTAGGTGGCATCTGCATTAACTTAACTCTATAGTCTTTAACTGTAACGGCACGATTCTGAGCACCCATATTATATTTCATAAGTGCTTTGATTTCTTCAGTAGAAGGTTCATCTTTACCAGCAACTGCTGTACTTAAATTGGTTACGGCAAATGATGTAATTACTTTTCCCCTAATAGAGCCATCCGTGTTTCCAGTGTTACCGCCCCAATCAATGTTAGCAAGTGAAATTTTATTAATTGCACCAGGTCCTAGGTTAGTTGATACGCCCCCGCCAACTCTATATAGAATATACATAGTCCAGCCTTCTTTAGGTAAAACGCCAAGCATATTGTTATTTATTTGTTTAGAGGCAATATAATCTGCATATGTTGTATATCCGCTAGGATTATCACCATATCCATTCCCAGCACCAAATATGATTTTCATATATCCATTATCGGTAAACTCTGTAATGAATTTCTGTGTTAATGGTTTCCACTTGCCACGGTAGTATCTAGTAGTTCTAGCAGCGATTGTCTCCCCACTACCGTTATCGTTTTTAATTAATTCATAATAATCATCATATAAATGAGGGTTATACATATCATTAATAATATAACCATCTATGTTTGCCTCACTTCCAAACCTATATTGGTCAGCCAATGAGTCGCACTCAAAAAAACGATACGTCATTACGGCTTGGTCTGACACCCTATATTGTTCTTCATCAATATAATATTCATATATTTCTGGGCTAGTATTGAAATCTGATGTCTCTTTGAATATTACAGATTCAATATTCATGACATTAGATTCTGGCAATACAATCTCCATAAATGGTTTTAAATCAGAAGGATATATAACCTTTTTATAGATTTTAGTTATACCATTTATTACAATTGTTGATTTGGATACGTTATATCCAGTGATAGAGCCGTTACCATCCCTAGCTGGAGTCATTTTTCTGTTTGAGAAACCATCTTTATTAAATTGTTCAGCAAAATTAACATCTTCTGTAAGTTGATAGTTATAATCGCCAGCTGAAACGATGCTTGTGCTTTGAAGAATTGGCGCATAGTTCCAATTAGGTAAATGTATGTTAGTTGCATCAGTTGGTAGAACACAACTAATTTCAACTTCACAAATTGACGACTTCTTTCCAGGAATCTTTAAACCATTAGCCCTGGCTTGATTTAAAACACTACTTTTAAGGTTGGCACTGTCAATATTGGTTTCTTGATACATCCTATCCGTATGATAACTAAGGTCATCGCCAACGGCAGATACAAGGTCAATAAACCATGCGCCAACACTAGAATCGTTAAAATCATCCGCTAATTCTGGATAATACATATTTGAGAATTTTATCAATTCTCCTTTTATATCTTCAAATGTCCTACTTAAATAATTAATTTTCTTTGTACTCATATTTTTTATAGTTGAATTACTACGCTATCATTAGTTACCTTATTACCCTCAGAAACGCTATAATCCAATCTTACATATATTTCTGATTCGTCTTGCTCGTTTTTAACAATCTGTATGTTATTAATGTTGATGTTACTTGCCCATCTTTTAACGGATTCACTAACCTCATTTTTCACTGCCTCCCAAGTGGTTTGGTCATTAGGCTCAAATATGAACTTAATAAGGTCAGTTCCAAACTCTGGATTCCTAATTCTCTGCCCTTTGGGGGTAAAAACTATATGCATCAACTGACTCCTAACTTTATCTTTAACAGATTCGTTTACATCCAAATAAAATTTTTGAAACCCATCAGATGTAAACGGGTATTTTACGCCAAAATATTGTCTCTTCGCCATATTAAAATTATTTCTCTATAAGTATTATAAAAGATAATTTTTTATGGAAATATATAAATAAAAAAATGCGAGAGTTTCACTACTCTCGCATCGGTAAAAAAAAAAACTTATTTTAATTATTCCTCAAAAAAATTATACAAATTATCTTCTAATGTATCTACAAAATGGTCATACAAATTAAACAATTCGTCAAAAACGCTTTCAAGGGCGTGGTTAACTTCCTCAACTTCATTTTTGCAAGTGTCATCTATTTTGTCACTAAACGCACACTCTTCGCAAGCAAACTTATCACCATCGCCATAATATCCGCTAACAACATGGTTATTAACAAGATGGATAAATTTAAGATGATTCCTATCATTGAAATCAACCCATCCAGTAAACTCAGCAGTTAAAGGTTGATTGTGATAATTTATATCGAGATTAATATCTTTACGGATGAAAAAAGCCTTAACTCTACCATCC